AGGTTCATTAATTCAGCTGGTACAGCCAACAGGAGTTTACGTAATCTTCGACGGAGTAGGATCTTCTACTAACAGAAAGAATTTACTCCCTGAGTATAAATCAAACAGAGGCATTAGCCGAATTACAAACTGGGATGCTTTTGAATCTTTAGATGATGAGAATGATGCAAAGGTTGGGCAAATAACTAGAATCATTCACTACCTTCAGTGTCTACCAATTAAAGTTGGGATGATTGATAAGGCAGAGGCAGATGATATGATTGCTTACATGGCTAAAGAGTTACCCCGGAGATTCAATTCACAGATGATTATTGTTTCATCAGACAAGGATTACCTTCAACTAGTTAACGATAACGTTACTATGTACAGGCCGGTTACAAAAGTATTTTACGGACCAAAAGACGTTAAGAGAGAATTTATGGTTCACCCGGATAATTTTATTATCTATAAAACAATGCTTGGAGACCAATCAGATAAGATTGAAGGCATTAAAGGATTAGGGCCGAAGACGCTTTTAAAGCTATTTCCGGATATCTTAGATGTTCCGATGTCAATGCAGGATATCTTCGATTATGCTGAAGATCATTTAACTGAGCATCAGATCTATGCCCGGGTACTATTTGCACGTCAGAACCTACTTAACCATTATAAGTTAATGGATCTTAAGAATCCTATTTTGGATGATAGGCAGATTGATTATATTAACGGACTTATTAACGAAGAGAATAACGAGTTCCACAAGAAGCATTTTATTGAGCTCTACGAGATGGACGGCCTAGCACACTTCATTAAGAATATTTCTTACTGGGTAACAGACATATACTTTAAGCTATCTCAGTTCAAATAATTTTATATATTTATAATAAAATGAAAAACTTACTAATTTTAATCTTTGCAATCACTTTGTTAATTGGTTGCAACAACAAATCAGCTACTGCTCCTGAAAGGAGTGTAGTTAGAATTCACCAAGGACAATTTGCATTTTGCGGAGCGTCAAGTGCCGTTCCTACAGGAAAGAAAATTACCATCCAAGGAAAAGAGTTTAATGAAGTATGTGCAATATGCCCTGTCCTAAACAGCCCCTCAATCTCTAACATAGCCATGTACGGTGAAGGTGGGACATGGGGAAACTTTAACGTTAAAAATAGCTTTGAAACCCCAGACGGAACTGCTAAAACTGTTTGGTCTTTATTTTGGTACTTCGATACAACTACAGTAATCCCTCAATTTAATCCAGAGACAAAAACTTGGGAATTAATGACTCCTAGGAATCGTTCATTTATTATCGATATGAGTAATCCTGCCACAAGTGAAAGTAATATGTTCGCAATGCCTGGAGTTATTATTGATACAACCGAATCAGGGATTGTTCTTGCTAAAGTATATGGTCCATTAAACGAGGATGCTCTTCCATTAAGATTGGCAATCCCAGTTAAGAATGGTGAAACTTCAATTACTGCTGCGAAGGAAGGTTTCCCATACCCCGTCGGAACGCCAATTCCAACAGGAGGAAAATAAAATAAGTCTTAGAGAGCCCTTGCAAGTCAAGGGCTTTTTTCGTATATTATTAATAATAAGTTATAAAAAGAAGTTATAAGAGATGGCATCACTAAAAGTATTAACCGATTACGGCCCGGCGTTTCAAGTCAAGACCATTGGAGCATTATTAACCAGAAAAGAATTCGTCCAGAATATTTACGATATTTTATCCGATGAGCATTTTCCAAATCCTGCTCACAAATGGATCATTAATGAAATTTTACAATATTGGAATAAGTACCATACAGTTATCTCTATGGATACTTTGAAAATAGAAGTTAAAAAAATTGATAATGACGTACTTAAGACCTCTATTGTTGAGCAGATCAAAGAAGCCTATCGACATTCCGATGACGAACTTCAATATGTAGAGGAAGAATTTACTGCTTTCTGCAAGAACCAACAATTAAAAACAGCTTTACTAAATTCAGTCGACCTTCTAAACTCAGGTGACTACGATTCAATTCGTCACTTGATTGATAATGCGCTAAAGGCTGGACAGGATAGGAATATTGGGCACGAATATAACAAAGATATTGAGACCCGATACCGGGAGGATTATCGCCCCACTGTTCCTACTCCCTGGCCTATGTTGAACCAATTAACCCAAGGAGGATTCGGAGCCGGTGATTTAGGTATCATATTTGGTAATCCAGGCGGAGGTAAGTCGTGGATGATGGTTGCAATGGCAGCTCACGCAGTTAAGATGGGTTACAATGTTATTTACTACACTCTAATTAGGACAGGATTACGTTGGTAAACGATTCGACTGTTACTTTACCTGTCATTCAATCGAGGAAGTACAGCATCATAGACCAGAGGTTGAGAGCATAGTAGAAGGTCTGGCTGGTAAGCTAGTAGTAAAAGAGTATCCACCTAAAGCAGCCTCTGTAGCAACCTTGAAAGCCCATATTCAAAAGTGCATTGATGCAGACATTAAACCCGATATGGTAGTAATTGACTACATCGATTATCTTCGCCCACCTTCCAAGAAGTTTACTGAAAGGAAAGACGAGATTGATGATATGTACGTTGCATGTAAGGGAATGGCTAAGGAATTTAAGATAGTTGTTCTGTCTCCTTCTCAGGTTAACCGAATGGGAGCAAAAGACGATATTATCGAAGGAGATAAAGCAGCAGGTTCATACGATAAGATCATGGTTGCCGACTTCTGTTTATCATTATCCAGAAAGAAAGAAGATAAAGTTCATGGAACAGGCCGAGTACACGTTATGAAGAATCGTTACGGAATGGACGGAATGACTTTTGGTGCAAAGATCGATACTAACAACGGTCACATCGAACTTACTGAAGACTTACCGACCTACGAAGATACCACTTCTAACACAACCTCTACATTCTCACAGGTGGATAGCTTCGATAAACGAGAGTTAGCTAAAAAATTCATGCAACTTTCATCTTTTTCTTAAAAAAACCAGGAATTTTTAATAAAAACTGGCTAGTTATTAAATACACTATAGATTAAACAAATGGACATTTCAACAAGAATTTTATCAGACATCACGGTTTTTATGAAATATGCGAAGTACCAACCGCAATTAAACCGAAGAGAAACATGGCACGAGTTGGTTACGAGAAACAAAGGGATGCACCAAAAGAAGTACCCTCAACTTACTGAGGAGATTGAAGCAGCTTATAAGTACGTTTACGACAAAAAGATTTTACCTTCTATGAGATCAATGCAGTTTGCAGGACGTCCTATTGAAGTGAATCCGGCCCGTATCTACAACTGCGCATTTTTACCAATCGATGATTGGAGAGCTTTTGGTTAAATAATGTTTTTATTACTAGGAGGAACAGGAGTAGGTTATTCAGTTCAAAACGATCACATCGAGAAATTACCTGAGATTAGAAAGCCTAAACAGAACCGCAAGAAAAGATTCCTTATTGGAGACTCTATTGAAGGATGGGCTGATGCAGTTAAGATACTAATGAAATCCTATTTTACAGGAACCTCTTCTATTGACTTTGATTTCTCAGATATTAGACCAAAAGGAGCAAGATTAATTACTGCCGGCGGTAAAGCACCGGGACCAGGTCCATTAAGAGAGTGCTTAGTTAAATTGCAGGGTATTATGGATACTAAAGAAGATGGTGATAAATTAACTACTATCGAAGTTCATGATATGGTTTGCCATATTGCTGACGCAGTACTAGCAGGTGGAATTAGAAGAGCTGCTTTGATCTGTTTATTCTCTCCCGATGACGATGAAATGATTTCCTGTAAGTCAGGTGCCTGGTGGGAATTAAATCCTCAGCGTGGAAGAGCTAACAACTCAGCTGTTTTATTAAGATCAATTACTGAGAAGGATCAATTCTGGGATATCTGGAAGAGAATCGAAGCATCAGGAGCAGGTGAACCTGGAATCTACTTTACTAATAATGTTGAGTGGGGAACCAACCCATGCTGTGAAATTGCTTTGAAGCCTTTCCAGTTCTGTAACTTATGTGAAGTAAATGTTTCGGATATTGAGTCTCAAGAAGATTTAAATAGTAGAGTAAAGGCAGCAGCCTTGATCGGAACTTTACAAGCCGGCTATTCTAACTTTCATTACCTAAGAGAAGTTTGGAAAAGAACTACAGAGAAGGAAGCCTTAATCGGAGTATCTATGACAGGTATCGGTTCAGGAGTTGTCACTAAGTATAATATGACCGAAGCATCCGAAGTAGTAAAGATTGAGAATGA